GTTAATTATGGTTTGCACGCAAGGTATTGAAGCTAAAGTGCAGATAGAGCGTGAACGAGCTGTAGATTTTGAAGTAATTGCTGCAGCATATATGGCTAAAGCAAATGAAAACAGAAAGACACCTACCACTCAAGCGTGGGTTGATAACCTAATTAAAGTGAAGATGGAAAAGTGGGCTGGAAAGACCAGTTGTAACTTTGATGATGAATTGAAGGAGCTTGAGGTTAGATTGGAAAGCAGGTTGGAGGCTAAGAGTAATGAAGAGTAATGAAAATATTGGGGTAATAGCAATCTCTACTGTTGTGGTTATTGGTTTGGTTTTGGGTGTGATGTATGTATCGCGCGCTTTTAATGCTGCAACTTTACATACGCAGGTTATAAATCCTAAACCAGGCATTGAGTGCGTTGCGGTAAGCGCTTCTGATTCGATATCAGTTGATTGCTGGGAGTCGTTATGAATGTTAAAGATTTCGATGGTTTTATAGTAAGGCCTGCTGCGAATGGAGTGATTGTTTATCCGGATAGAGGGAAAAATATGACGTTTACAGCAAGTGAGATTTATGTGTTTACGGGCTTCGATAAACTTGTTGAGTGGATGGATAAGAGAGTTATCAAACAGAGTGACTAAACCGCCAAGCCAAACAGCTTTAGACATACTGCAAGGAAAGGCAAAATTAGAAGATATTGATATGGATAAAAAAGCAAAGGTGAAGCGCTGCATGGAAATATTAAAAGAGAGAAAACGCTACTGCCAGTTAACAGGTCAGAAGTGGTGGTTTTAGGTGAGCAATCAACTAATAGTCGGTATTGATCCAGACTCAGATAAACATGCACTGGCTTTTTTTGAAAACGGAAAGCTAATAGAGCTTAAATCAATGGATTTGATGGCTATTGTTAATTACGCATGGCCTAAAGATACCTTATTTAGTATTGAGCATGTAAACAAGAATAAGTTTGTCTACGCAAGGAATATTCAGGAAAAACAAAAACTACAAGATCGTGTTGCTATGGGTGTTGGTAAGTGTCAGCAAGCACAAGTTGAGCTTTGTCGGGCGTTAGCGTTTTTAGGTTTTGGTTATCAGCTTGTTGCGCCTCAACGCGGTAATTGGGCTAAAGATAAAAAACGGTTTGAAATGATTACGGGCTGGAAAGGTAGAAGCAACGAGGATACAAGAAGTGCAGCGTATTTTGGCTTTCTCTTAGCTAATGGAGGCAAGAAATGATTTACATAGCAAGCCCATATTCTCATGAGTCAGTGGCGATCATGCAAGAGAGGTTCGAGCAGGTAAGAGATTTTACAGCCGAGCTTATCAAAAGCAACGTATGTGCTTTCTCCCCTATAGCTCATACACATGAAATGGCTCAAACAAATCGAATGCCAACAGATTTTCAGTTCTGGCAAGACTACTGCTTATCGATGCTGAAAAAAGCAGACAAGATGGTTGTTCTTAAAATATTTGGTTGGGAGCAATCAATAGGTGTGGCGGCAGAGATTGAATATTGTCACCAGCAAGGTATTGAGGTTGAGTATTGGTTGCCAGGGCAGACAATTAGTTGTGCTAATTCATTGATGAGACAGGCGGGGTGAGGCTTATTATTGAGTGTAGATGGGCTGAGGCGTTAAGTAAGGCGAGAGAGGGATTAATGAGTAATGTCAAATATACAAGAGAGCGGTTGTGTGAGGGGTGTCCTTGCTTGAATCATAGCTATGAAGAGGGTGGTGAGTGCAATCTTCAATATGAAGTAACTATTAAATCGACTAAAAATAAAAACACTGTTTATTGTTCTTCAGATTGCGGGTTAGAGATTGTTAAACATAAAAACGGTGAATTTAAACCTGTATGGGTACTTGTCGAGGATAAAGGTGATTAGTCATTTCTCAAGTCCAGATTACGACATAGTTGAAGCTGAATCTAAGGAGGAGGCTGAGAAGCTAGGTAACGGTTCAGGCTGGTGTACAGCTGAAAAAGGCACTAACTACTACGATGATAGATATAGCCCTAAGTCTGGTCGTTTGTTTATTTGGCGTTCAAAAGGCAAGAAGAGAGGTAAGCGAGCATCTTATCAGTTGTTTGTTGGTGAAGGTTTGTATGGGAAAACTATAGAGGCCAGAGGTCGAGGGAATAGTCAGTCATCGCCCGAAGATTTAGTTAAAAGATTTGGTGATGACACTAGGTCTTTTCTTGGTGAGGTAGGCGTGAGTATTGTTGGCTCTAGTGAGAAAACTGTAAGCCAGATAGCTCTAGAAGCGCGTGAAAGACTACTTGAAAGGCTTACCTCCTCGGGTGTGGCGTTACATGGAATGGCGCAGGATATGCAGTATTCATTCAATCCATATAGTGAGGATAGAGTAATCAGCTTAATTCGTGATGTTATCGAACCAAGGGCTCATCGACAAAGAATAGCTATTAGATGTGAAGAGGATGTTTATGCGCATGGATATAGGGTCACATTTATTGATGGTGTAAATTCATTTTCACAGGTTGTTGATAGTTTGATTTTTAGAGTTGACTCCAACTTTGATGTAAAAAGATTGCTTATTGATATATATGAAAGAGCGTTAGTTGAGCTTGATAGAGGCTACTGGAATCAGATTGAAGAGGGTGTGGCATGAGTAAAGGCTGTAACAGAAGAAAAGAAGACACTAAAAAGGTAGAAGAAAACCTAGGTGGCATCAAGTGGGGAGTAAGAGATAAATCAAAAGATACCTTCAAAGTAAATACGAATAAGAAGTAAGGGAATACATGGCCTGGCATAACCTGTTTGATGCTGTAAATAAAACTTACCTACTATCACAAACTCACGGCGCTCATGTCTTTTATTGGCCTGAGTGTGGCTTTATGGTGATTCGGGATAGTCAGAATGGTGAGATTGCCAGAGAGAAAATAATGATGGCTCCTGAGCATTATTGTGGTTATTTTCGTGCAAAGATTGGTGTGGAGTTAACTCAACGAGATGTGTTAGATGAAATCCTTTTTTCCAGAAAAGAGATAGATGATAGACGCGCAAGTAATTTAAAACGCTACCCGCAGAAACGAGTTGTTACTTCAAGGTAAAGTCCACTCAATAGTTTAAGGAAAAGGATTTTCTTATGAGTGATGTACCTCAGCATGCCGCTGAAACGGTGACGGCGATAGCAACGAAGGCGAGCACAACTGCTTATACAGCAGGCGGTGGAGGGACCTTTTTAGGGTTGCTTGCTCAAGTTGATTGGTTAGCGGTAACAGGCGCAATAACTATGGTGGGTACATTCTTAGTTAATTGGTACTACAAGCATAAGTCTTTCAAATTGGAAAAAGAACGAAAAGGAAGTAAATAATGGCATCAGTATTTGACGAAGCAAAAGCGTATTTAATTGATGGCGGATGGGAAGCTACAGATGATATCAAGTGTGCTATCTTGGATAACACAACAGTGCCAACTAAAGCTGATGCAACACCATCACTAGGCGATTATACAGAAGTGGGTGCTGCCGGCTCTTATACTGCGGGAGGCGTGTCATTGGGGACGCTGGGCTCTATGGTGACCGAAACTGGTGGTACAATGAAATTTGATAGTGCAACAAATCCTTCATGGGCTAAAGATGCGTCGAATGACGCAGATGCTTATTGGGGGTTAATCTATAACGATACTCAAGTTGGCGACCCAGCTATTGCATTTGTTGATTTAGGCGGCCCTGTAGATATGACAAAAGGCAGTCTAACTATTACATGGAATGCGTCAGGCATTTTCACGATTACTTAAGATAATCCATTATGGCTATTAGCTTTGTCGATAAGAAGTCGGTAAGCGATAGTTCTCAAAGAGGTACAACCGGCTTGGTTGTGCCAGTGGGAAGTCTATTAGGTGCTCAAGTTGATGACTTCTTACTTCTTTTTACTCATCGCAGTGATGATGTTGGCGCTTGGGATGGCCCTTCTTTTGGGTGGAATATATTATTTGAAGAGGTTGTGGGTAATGTAGGTCAAGATAGATCTATGGCCTGCTACTACAAATTCCATAGCGGCTTTGAAACGGACATCACGCTTTTACATACGGATACAGGTAATGAGCAGTGGGCCGCTGTAGTTTGCGCATACAGGGGGGTTGATACTACAACGCCATTTGATGTTGCTTATTCCCCTTCATCGCATCGAAGAAATTTAGCAAATAAAGCTTCTACAAATACCGATGCGTTCAGTGAGATCATTACTGCCACCAATGATGCTTTAGTCATTGCTATTGAAGCTTTAACACATGGTGATGTAACCAGTAATGCCGATCCATCTGGCTACACAAACCGTCACCGTAATATAGGTGCTGCGGAAGACCACAGGCAAATCCAGTGGTGGGATAAAGTAGTTGCTACAGCAGGTGGTGAGACTCCTGGTGCACCACCTTATACAAGTAACGCAAATGTTGCTGACTCTAGTCAATATACATTAGCCCTGCGTCCCGCTGCCTCACCAGATACAAATGTTGAAGCAGGTGCAGATGCACTTACGCTGACCGAGCCCTTAGAAGGTATACAACTTGATGTAGAAGTTGTTGTAGAAGTTGGTCAAGCAACATTAACTGAATATCTGCCTAGTATTACCCTAGATACCAGTGTCATTGCTACAGCAGATAATCTGTCTTTAAGTGAATATCAGCCCAATATCCTGTTTGATGTCGATGTAGCCGATCAAGTAGAGCCATTGACACTGACAGAATTTACTACAGATATTGCTATTGATGTTGATATTCAAGTAGGGGTTGAGAGCCTATCATTAACTGATAATGAATCAATTGTTGATTTAGACGCCAGTATTTCAGCAAATACAGACAATCTAAACTTAGTTGAATATTCAGAAAGCGTTGCGATTGATGTAAGTGTAGCTCCCGCTTTAGATGTTTTAACGTTAGTTGAGTTTGACCCCAAGATTGATTTAGATGTTAATACTCAAGATCTGGCTGATGATTTAAGTGTTAATGAATATCAGGAAGATGTAAGTTTCGATCTTGATATTGCTGCAACTACTGATGCACTTGCAATCAATGAATATCAGCATGGCGTGGCTTTTGATGTTTCTATTGTTGCTGAAATAGCCGATCTAAACATCAGTGAGTATCAACCATCTATATCCTTTGATGCCGAGGTACAAGCTAATTCAAGCAACCTAACTCTTACAGAACATCAACATGCGATAGATTTTAATACCTACATTGAAGTCCAGTGTGAGGCTCTAGCAGTAATAGAGTATTTAGAGCAAACAAGCCTCAATGTTGAAATTTTACCTCAAGAATCAAGCCTATCGATATTAGAGCATCAAGCTTCAATTGTTTATGACGTAGATGTTGAATCATCAGTAAACCAACTTCACTTAACTGAGCTTCAAGAAGCTATTAATATAAACCTAGTCGTTGATGCGGGTAGTGATACTTTGAGTGTAGTAGGTCATCAAGAGACAATTACATTAAGTGAAGATACTGAGGTAGTAGCAAGCGTTGACTCTTTTGTATTGGTAGAGCACCAAGCAGAGATAACACTTGATGTTTCAGTGGAGGTAAGAGCAGAGCATCTAACAATAACAGTATATCCACCTGATATATCATTAGGGCCAGTGTTTAGTGAGGTCGTTGGAGGTGGTAGTTCAAAAAATGTAAATCACTTCAATGATGTTTTACAACGAGAAGATAATGAAATCTTGGAGATATTAACCATTGCTATAAATAGCGGAATTATTTAAGGAGAAAATAATGTCTAAATTTAGAACCAAAAGCATGACAGCAGAAATGAAAGCGGTAGATAACAAGTACACAGAGTATGATGAGTATTGCTTTTCGACTACTACGTTTAAGAAAAAAGTAAAACTTGGTGAAGAGCCAAGGCCTGCCAAAAGAGAGTATCGGTAACCCGCAGAAACCATCAAGCAAACATTGCTAGCCTTAACTTAGTTAATCACCTATCCAGAGGACGGAGATTGTGGGAAGGGCAGCAAGAAACCCCGAAACGGGACTTACAGACAAAGAAGAGCGATTTAGTGAGCTAGTCGCCTTCAATCCAGAGCTATCAGACACTGATGCATACAAGCAGGTTTATAACTGCTCACGCATGAAAGAAACGACTATTGGTAGTCGTGCTTACGACCTTAAAAAACTACCGCACGTTGCACAACATATCATTAAATTACGTGAAGAACGCTCAGAAAGAACAAAGATTGATGCGGATTGGCTTTTGCAGCGCTTAGCCGCTGAAGCTGAGGCCGATGTAGGAGATTTATACTACAAAGAGGGTGGTATTAAACCTGTGCATGAGTGGCCTAAAGTATGGCGGCAGGGGTTAGTTGCTGGTCTTGATGTTGAGCAACAATATATGTACGACGAAGGCGAAAAAACACCTGATGGCATTATTGCCAAGATAAAACTATCAGATAGGGTTAAACGTCTTGAAATGATAGGCAAACATATTAGTGTTCAGGCCTTTAAAGAAAAAGTAGAAGTCACCGTAGATGACACATTAGCAGAAAAGCTCGCAGCCAAACGGAAGGAAAGACGTGGCAGCGAAAGTTGATTTAACAAGTGAATTGATTGAGCTTGCAGCTGATTGCGAATTAGATCCGCATCTCTTTGCTGAAACCGCTTTTCTTTGGGGTGAAGGTGAGCTAAAAGGAAAGAAGCTAAGGAAGTGGCAGGCAGAATATCTTGAAGCGTTAGGTGAAAAGCTTAGAGCAGGCGAAATCACTACTCATGAAGCTATTCAAAATGCTATTTCGTCAGGTCATGGTATCGGTAAGTCGGCGTTAGTATCTATTCTGATTATGTGGGCCTTAACCACAATGGAAAATACGAAAGGTGTTGTAACTGCCAATACAGAAACACAGCTTAAAACCAAAACATGGGCTGAGCTTGCAAAGTGGTATCGACTTTGTATTTTTAGAGATTGGTTTACCTTCACGGCAACAGCTTTATTTTCTTCTGATTCAGAGCATGAAAAGACATGGCGCATAGATATGGTTCCTTGGTCTGAGCGAAATACAGAGGCCTTTGCTGGACTTCACAATGAAGGTAAACGGATATTACTTGTATTTGATGAAGCTAGTGCGATACCAGACATTATTTGGGAGGTATCTGAAGGTGCACTTACTGATGAAGATACGCAGATAATATGGGCGGTGTTTGGTAACCCAACACGTAATACAGGTCGTTTTAAATCCTGTTTTGGCAATATGAAGCATCGCTGGAATAATCGCCGTATTGATTCGCGTACGGTTGAAGGGACAAATAAAGAACAGTTTAGAAAATGGGAAGAAGATCACGGTGAAGATTCTGACTTCTTTCGTGTGCGTGTGCGTGGCGAGTTTCCTAAAGCGGCAGGCAATCAGCTTATTTCAAGTGCTGCAGTTGAGTATGCTGTCAAAAACGAATTATACGAAGATGAGTATAGCTTTCAGTCGATCATTATCGGTTGTGACGTTGCCAGGTATGGTGATGATGAAACCGTTATTACTGTTAGGCAAGGTAGAAAAGTATTAGAGCAATTGTGTTATCGGGAGTTAGATAACGTACAAGTAGCATTAAAAGTTGCTGAGATTTACAGAAAATACTCAAACGCCACAATCATGGTTGATGAAATTGGTGTAGGTGCAGGCGTAGTTGATTACCTTAAAAATATGAACTATCCAGTAATGGGGGTGAATGTCGGTAAACAAGCAGACGAGAAAGATAAATTCTTTAATGTACGCGCTGAAATCTGGTATCGCATGAAAGAATGGGTAGAGGCGGGCGCTGATATTCCTGGCGATAGAGAGTTATGCGAGCAGCTTGCAAGCCCTGAATATAGTTATACACCTAAAGAGCAAATCAAATTAGAAAAGAAAGAGGATATGAAGGCGAGAGGTTTATCATCGCCGGATAGGGCTGATTCTCTTGCTTTAACCTTTGCTTATTTTGTAGCACCACAAATGCCATCTAGTTTTGAGCCGGAGGAGTTTTGATGAAAACATACAAGCAGAAGCTAAGGGAGATAGAGCCAGAACTTTACCGACTCAAAAGATTAGAGAAAGATTATATAGAAGCAATGAAAAATCAACGGGATCTCGAAATTGAGAACAGCCTATTACAAGATCAAGTTAGAGAAACCAGATGGGAAACAAGCCTGCTAAGACGTCAAGTGAAAAGCGTGATGATGAAAGGCGCATACATAATACCCAAAGATGCAAAACTGCCTGATAAGGTAAAACTTGCTTTAGAAACTGAGCCTGGTGAAATTAAGGAGTGGAAGATTCCTGATGTGTATAGAAATCATTAATCAGAACAAATAGACAACCCGCAGAAATAGCACTTGCTTATTGTGTATAGTTGTAGTTGAGGTTAT